TGAAGTAACTGTGATAGTTTGTCCAGCACCTTGACCAGCTGAGTCAGTGATTGCTAATGCACCAGTAAATGATGCCACGTTAGCTTGAGTAAATGTACCACCTGATACTAGTGTTAGTGAAGCAATGCTGTTGTATGTTGCACCTAGCACTGCTGTACCGCCTGTACCGCCTGCAAATGTTGCACCTGTACCAGCAATAGCATGAGCGTATGTATCTGTCAATGTGATTGATGTTACGCTTGTACCACCAGTTAAAACATAGTATGTACCAGCAGACGTACCGCCAGTTACTACAAAGTCTTGACCAGTAATATATGTACCACTAGCTACTACTGCAACACCACTTGTTGAAATGCTAGTTACTGAAATACCAGTTGTACTTGATGTTAATGTTGGTGTAAATGTAACTGTGCCACCACCTGCTGTGATTGATACTACACCAGTACCACCACCGTATGCTTTAGTTGCTGTACCATTAACTGATGCACTGTTTACATACTTAAATGTTGGAGCACCAGTAGCTGTTACACCGTTAGCTAATGCTGGAGCTGGAAAAGTTGTTGTTAAAGCTACAGCTTGAGCATTAGTATAAACACCAGCTGTTCCTGCACTTAGACCGTTTACGATTGTACCTGCTAAACGAGCATCTGCTACAAGTGCTTGGTTTAATGATCCTGATGTAGAAGCATTTCTACCACCAAAATATTTTTTATTCAGAGGACGTCCCATTTTATTTTCTCCTTATAGAAACAACGGCGTTCTAGGCCGTACGCGGTTGGATTTCCGCATAAAACTTACCCCGTGTAAGTCGTACTATGTATTTATGCGTAGGTAGCTCTTAATCCTACTTGATTAAGATAAGCAAGGTCATTATGTGGATATATTACATTGCTTTTAAATGCAATAACTACACCAAATGTAGGATCTGATAAATTTGCACTTGTTAATTGTGTACCCCACATGTCTGCTGATCCACCATATATATTGTAATCTCCTACAGTTTGTAAAGGTACATCGTTGGGACCGCCGCCTGTGTACATATTGCTTTGCACAGGATTGATTGTGCTGGCATAATTATTGCCAATTAATTGGCCGCCTAATGTTAATTGTATCAAATAGTCTTCTATCCTAGCGGCACGTTGTACACTTAATGCTAGTTCAATTCCAACTAGTGTTCCTGAATTTGCAGGTATATGATAATTTGTACACCAAAGTTGACTAGTAGTACTTAAAAAATGTTCCATCCACAACCCACTAATAGTGTACAATCGTTTACTAGTTAAGGCATAGTTACCATCGCATATGGTATTATTATATGTAATCCAATCAATACTAGGTATATTTGTAACTGAATTAGGAATTGTTACATTGTTTAATGCTTTTGGATCATAAAATTTTGTAGTGGTCATCTTATATTTACCCAAACAAAAAGGCTTCCTGGGAAGCCTTTTGTTTTATTACATAAACCTCTTAGGTTATCAAATTAACTGAACTTAACGTTAGCTGAAGTGATAGCAACTAGACCTAAATAGTCAGCGGCGTTACCTAGAGAAGATGCAGTATTTGACAACTCAACATAACCATAACGTGTCATGAATGATACGACTGGTTCAAATGTTGATGGGTCAAGAACAACACCACTGCTCATCAATGGAATGTATGGGCAATAGAATGCTGGAGCATCTGATTCGCTTGATCCTTTGTATCCGATTAGGATTGAAGAAGAATCTTGAGCGTAACTGTTTACATAAATCTTCATAGCACCGTTCAATGTACCAACGAACTTAGTGTTTGTTGGAGCTTCGAATGTACCTTCTGTTGTACGAGCAAATGCGCTAGTAGTAGCAGATTGAAGAATTGTCAATGCAAATGGGCTAACAACAGCGTAGTTACCTGCGCCACGACGTGTACGTTGAGCGATCAAGTTGCTTACGCGATTGATCTGAACTGCCAATGCGGCATGCTCGTCACCAACGAATGTTGCTGTACCAGAAACAGCTGACTGGTCATAAGTTTGTGTAGCTGAACCAGCTAGACTTGTTAATGACGCAATGATTTCTTGGTCGATTTCAGCAGTGATTTCTTGTGCTAGAGCAGCCATTACTTCTGCTTCAACGTCAATACCTTGCTGAGCTTGTGCATCCTGAGCTGATTCAAATGTCCAACGAGCTGACAATTTACGTGTTTTCGCTTCAACAGTTTGTTTCAAGATTTGGATGCTCATTCTGTTACCTGCTACACCTTCTAGTGTTGCTGTTGAAGCTGCCTTAGCGGCTGCATCGTTAGCATTACCAGAGTATGAAGCCGCAATCTTGAATGGGCTTAGTGCTTCTTCACCAGCTAGTACGTTAGCACCTGCTGAAGTATCACTATAACGCACACGTAGAGTGTGGATTTGACCGACTGGGCCAGTCATTGGTTGTACACCAACTAACTCGTTAGCAATAACGGTTGGCATAACACGACGAATCACCGGTAGAATTACGCGGTTTAATGTTGCAACGTTACCAGCAGAAGTAGCACCAGCAGTTGGAGATTCCATCAAATACTTGCGAGTATTTTCTAGGGTCACACCCATTACTGATTTTTTAGTGCCTTGTAAGCCTTCTAATAGGGCTTCCTTAGTTTCTGCCCAACGTCCGTTTAATAGTTCTGACATTTAAATTTCTCCTTAAAATTTTAGTCCGGCAAGTCTGCGAATGTCAACAATATTACTGCTGTCACTTGACTCACTGCTATTTTGGTTGTTGGAAATCTTATTTCCGGTTATTTCTTTAGCCTCTACTAGTGCCTGTTTCTTCTGCGGAGCTTTACCACCAGCAAGAACTGATGGAAGATACTTGTCAAAACTTTCGTTTAACTTAGTAGTCTTAACGCTCTCCATTAACTCGCTCATGATTTCACGTTGTTCCTTATTTAGAGGAGCAAGCAATTCACTCATGATTTCTTTTCTTTCTGTAGCTTCTTTCAAAGCACGGATTTCAGCATCTTTACTTTCTAGGATCTGCTCTGCCTTAACTACCGCTTGAGCGGCTTCTTGCATTGCTTGGTCTTTCAAGTCTATGACTTTGAGTAATTTTGATGTTTCCGATTTTTCATTTAGGTAGCTGCCTTGGTATTCTGCGGCAAAAGCCTCGAATAACTTGCGGCCAAAGTCTGCACGACGAGCGGCTTCGATGTCTTCTTTCAATGTCTTCATTTCAGAACGTAGTCCTGAACTTACAACACCTTCGACCATCTTAGCGGCACGAGTTACAAATGCTTCTTTTACCTTCTTGATTTCTTGACGACCTTCACGGATTAAGCGTACTTTAGTTTCTGCTAAGTCCTTCTTGTCAGTCATAAACTCTGTAATTTCTTGAGCTAAAGCTTCTACAACGAATTGTTCTAGTTTGCCAAATTTGCTTGCCATTGTCACTTGATCTTCGTGTAGTTCACGAACTTCTTTAGCCAATTGACGTGTAACAAATTCTTTCATTACTTCTGCGTCTTTCTTCATCTTCTTAGCATACTTGACTTTCATCTCAGCTAATTGATTACGATCGTCCGCGAACTCAACAATTTCTTGTGATAATTGTTCAGAGATCATACGATCTACTGCTTCAATCATTGTGTTTTTGTCGTGTTCATATTTTTGTGCAAACTCTTCGCGTAGTTGTTGAGCAACTTGTTCACGGTTCTCGTTGATACGAGATTCCCATGCTTGCTCGATCGAAGCTTTGATCTCTTCCGAAATCACATTGTTTTCAAATAACTGTTTTAGCGCATCCAACATGTGATTCTCCTTGTTATTGGAGTCGGCTTATTATACCTAATAAGCTCTCTTTGAGATATTTTTGTGCTTTAGGATCACCTTTCACCTCTTGCGCTATACGCAAGGCACTTAGACCACCGCGATTATTCATCAAGTGTTCGTAAATTGGTGTGGGATATGCTCCTGGAGCACTGGGTTGAGCTACCATATCTACTGTGATAATCTCAAAATCCGATACTTCACCGGATCCGTCATCTCTGACGTTTCCGGATCCGCGACTTGAAACACCTAACTTGACTCCGCTTTCCAGCATTGTCTTGATTAGTTGTCCCATAGGGGTTGGTAAAATTTTCAGTTTACCGTAACCATTTGGACCGTCCATCCACATATTAACTATCATGTGGGACAC